TTGTTTTGGCCTTATTTTGTTAAAGATTGAGCCATAGACTAAGATTTGAGTTAGTCCGTAGCAAACTAAAATAAACCATAGCATTTTAAATCCTGTAAACTAATCCGTAAGGTTTGCCGTAGGGACTTGGTAGTGTTCCCTTTTCGGCTTCTTGTGGAACCTTGCCGTAAGGTGTTGTCTCATCGTCTGGCGGATCAACATACATTTCTTCAACATCATCAATGTAGTCTTCCATCTTAGCAAAGTCACCACCATGTTTTTTCATGTATTCTTTTGTTAAAAGAAGTAGAACCTGTAAAACATCAAGATCTTTATTAACTGGGTAGAATGCTTCTAATGATCTAAACACTCCACCACTTTTAATTGTTCCGTTTTGGATTGCTCCCTTCTCTTGTAAGAAGGTTAAGTAATCATTTTGCATGTTGTAGGTGTCTCTATTTACATGCTGTTTTGGCATTGTAATAATTTTATTCTTGAAAGGAACAAAGACAACATTAAAAAACTTATGATCGTAAACAATAATGTTACCGTCTAAAGTCTTCCTGGCATCTAACTTAACTGTAAAGATAGGACCCTTAATGTTAACAATAATGTCTGGTGGGGCATTTGGGTCAATTCCAGCAGCCTTAACTGCTTCTTCACCTACAGTTATTTCAATAGCCATTAGTCTTTAATCTCCTTTACTAACTGTTGAGTCTTAAGGATAAAGACAAGATCTTCTTTCTGTAAAGCTCTCTTGTTTCTAAACCCTTCTAGAAGATTATAAACTTGTTCGACTTTAGACTTCATGGAATCGTCAGCTTGAAACTCTTCGATTCCCATGTTCTCTTTAAGTTCTTCTTTTAGTCTTTCTAATTCTTCATTAACAAAGATTTTTAATTCTGTGTCGTCATCTTCTAGACTGCCCATGTATTTTGAGATTAGAGTCTTTTGCTCGGTCATTAAATTGCCAAAAGTGTTATTAAACTTTTTGATAAACATTTTAACAACTAGCTCGTCAACTGGCTCTTCTTCTTTCTGATCTACTGACGGACTTACCATCTCTTGGATAATCTTTCTCTCTAGAAGAACTCTGTCTTTTACACCGATGGTATTGTCGTTAAACATCTGGTAAGCTGATGCTAATGATTTGTAGTTAGAAACATAGTGGTTAAAAACTGTTGGGGCTAATTCGTGATTAATCTTGTGAATAGCTGTAGTTTGCTCATCATAAAGAGCTTTCTTGTCGAATGTTGAAAAGACTCTGTGAACCTCAGCAATAATTTTTTCTGCTGTGATGTAATCAACATCTCTTGTCTCTGTTAGAGCTTTGTAAAGCCTTAACTGCTTGTAAAGCAACCCGTCCTTATTGAAGACCTCCTGCATTACTCTTTTTACTCTATTGAGTTTTTCTTGATCTTTGTGAAGTTTTGCTTTAGCAAACTCCCTTGTTAAAGCTTCAAAAATAAATGCTGGGTTTCTCTTTTTATTATGTCTAAACTTCATCCTCTGTCTCCAGTTCATTGACTATCTTATTTGCCCTTTCAGTCAATGATTCTAACTGGGCTGCTAAACTATTATAAATAGTTTCCTTATTCTCAACCATACCTCGACCAAGCTGTCTGATGTCTTTTGAACCACCAGCGGTGCTTAAAAAGTTCTTTCTACGACCTGCGGATTTACGACCGTCTTTGAATAGTGGAACTGGGGTATATCGCTTGCCTTTGCCTTTACCTACATACATTTCTGAACCGTCCTTGAAGGTCATTTTAACTGGGCTTAAGCCATCGTCTCTTTTGGCTGCTCCTGGCTCAACTAGAAGCGGAGTTGTTTCTTCTTCTGCTGCTGGTGCGGGTGCCTCTGGGCCTGCGGCTTCAGGTGTTGCTGCTCCACCAGCTTCGGCTCCAACTTCTCCACCAAGCTCACCGCCAGCTTCTCCTCCTAAACCACCAGCTTCACCGCCTAAATCTGCCCCTGCTTCACCACCTAAATCGCCACCTAAGTCGCCAGCACCGCCTGCTGCTGGTGCATCAAAAGCCGGCTCTTCTGCGGAAGCTTCAAGTGATTTATCAATCTTCTTATCAAAGTACCGTTCTCTTTGGTTTCTAAGGAATTCTTCATTATCCATACCAAAGATGTGTTCGGCAATCCAACGGCGACTAAACATTGTGTCTTGGGCTGCTCCAGCAACCTCAAACTTCTGCTTAATGAACTCAAGCTCTTGGATCTGGGCTAGCTTGCTTGGGTTATTGAGAGATAAGTTAAATGAGATAATGTCTTCGCCTCTGTAACCTAAAGTGTAAAGGTGGATAATGCCAATCTTCTCTAGCTCTGCGACAACTGATCTCTGTAGTCTTTGGATTGTTCTAGCAAAACGAATGTCCTTCTGAGCTAAGGTTGTCTTCTCTTCAGGCATTTGATCTAACTGTGACAAGTAAGACTTTGGAATCTTAATAGCTGAGAACAGCTTATCTCTTAAGTAATTTACATCGTCAATAGCAGCAGCATTCTGACCACCTGGGAGGCTTACGATCTCTGTTGCTGAGCCTTGACGAACTGGTAGATAGTAATCCTCTTCTACAGACATTGGGTTATAACGAAGGTCAATCTGTCCATTGTCTGGATCTACCAACTGATGTCTCTTCATGTTGGTGATGACTTTTTGCATGTACTGCTCAATGTCCTCTGGTGGAATGCCACCCACATCAATCTTAAAGACTCTTCTCTCTGGTGCTCTTACAATTCTGTAAGCCATCATTGCGTCTTCCATTAGAGTCAATTGTCTCCAAATACGACGGGCTGATTCTAGAACTGAAGTTCCGTAAGGGGCATACTTATCGTTACCAAGGACTCTAAAGTGAGCCATCTGCCAGTTTTCAAAGGTTAGTCCACCACTGTTCCACTGGTACTGAACGTAGTTTGGGTTTGATTTGTCCTCACCCTCCAATCTTTCAACCTCTCTTAGTGGAAGTCCGATAGCCGAAGTGATGCCCATCTTTTCATCGATGTCCAAGTACAGGAAGTAGTCGCCATACTTACACATGTTGCGGCACCAACTAAACAAATTAGAATCTATGTTCAGGATGTTATAGTAAAGTTCTTCAAGAATAGACTTTAACTCTTCGTTATGACAATCAATCTTCAACAGAGGTGTTAGAATACTATGAGTTGTCATCTCATCAGCATAGATGTCTAATGCTGATGCTAACTCAGGCATGTACTCCATTTGATCGAAGTCTAAGTATCGTTCTGCTCGGTTGTGATTAACCATGATAGCAGTCTGCATGTAATCGTATGGATTATAACGAGACTTTTTAAAGTCTAGCCCTGCCAATGATTTAAATTTAGTTGAATACTTGTTTAAGTTCTTTCTTCTATCAAGAGCTACCTGTCGCTGATTATAGTTTACAATAGGACCGGAAAAGATTCTTGTCAGAGCCTTAAAAAGTGGAGAAACATTGTTTCTTGGATTTCTACTTTGGTCTGCCATTTTTTATCCCTTAAATAACCAAGCAAAATTTTTGTATTGATTCTGCTGTTGTCTTAACTTCTTATTTGGATTAGTATAACCTATTTGACCAGGAATTTTAGTGTTAAATTCTTTCTTACCTTGTTTTAGGTTACCAGCAAAAGCCATTTTGTATTCCATTTCTCTTTTGTTAGCTACTAAAGCAATGTCTCTAATCCAACAGCTAATAGCACAAGCCATTACAAGGTCATCGTTGTAACCCCTCATTGCTTCTGCCCTACCATTGTTCCAAATAAAAGTTTTCATTTCGTTTGCTAGTCTTTGAGACTTTATTGTAATTAGTTTTGTGCGAATGAACTCTTCAAACTTAGCGATAATTAGTGGTCTAGACTTAGAAGACATTGTGACACCTGGGACGGCTCTTGTACTGTTTTCGGCTTCATACATGTCAATGTAAGCATGTGAGTGTTTTATTGAAAAATAGACATTTGGATGTTTGCTTTCTCTTAATTTATCCAAAACAGTCATACCAATAGAGTTGTTTTCTACTACGGTTAAGCAAAAGCCATACTCTCTACTTGCTTCAAAAATCATTTCTGAGTAAACATCAAGAGTGGGCTTGCCTTGGTACTCGGCTACTTGAGTCATTGTGTCTGTTTCAAAAACTTGAAAAGCTGAAAAGTCTTTACCATCACCGCGAGCAACATCAGCTACCAAAACATAATTTTTACCGGGCTCATAAGGTTCCCAAATCCAAAAGTTTCTATCGTGACCTGTTTTGTATTTTGGCTCACACAATCCCTGTTGTAGTCTTTCTAGGTCTTCACCATGAATAAGTGTCTCACCTGAGAAGTTGAATGAACACTCAAGCTCTTGTGCGATCTGTCTACGAGACATGTTTCTTGTTTCTTTCTCAAACCATTCTTGATCTCTATCAGGGTGGACATGCCATGGTAGATTAATTGTATTAAAATCGTTCTTGCCTTCTTCTGCCTCTGTAAATGTCTTATGAAACCAGTTGCCAACACCGTTAGGGGTTGATAAGGCAATGCAGCGACCACCAGTAGATAGTGTAGGATAAAGACCAGTCCAAAGCTCATCTAGACCTTCGATGTGAGCAGCCTCGTCAATCACCAATAAGGTAAGAGCTTCTGAACGACCAGCATCACCGGAAGTTGAAGAAGCCTTGATCTGTGAGCCGTTAGCTAGCTCAAAAGAGTTTTTATTGTCTGTAGTAATCTTAGCAATCATCATCCAATCTGGAAGTGATTTCATCATGAACTTTACTTTCTTTACTAAGTTTGATGCTGTGCTAAGCTTGGTAGCTACAACTAAGATGTTTTTATCTCTATGGAAAAGCATCATCCAGCAGATGTAAGCGGCTGCTGTGGTTGAGATACCTAGCTGACGACCTTTGTTAATTACATTAAAGCGGTGCTCGTTAAACTTCTCAATACACTCGCCTTGAAAATCATAAAGTTTAAATGGAATAGTTCCCTCTAGCGGGTGAGAGATCCTACAAAAGTTATTAATAAAGTAAACCGGATCCTTTCCGCAGCGGATAATTTCAGCTACAATTTGCTTTTTAGTTAATTTAAAAGCCATCTAAATAACTAGGACTTTCGCCAAAAAGGCTTGTAACCTAGAGTCTTCTTTCGCTTCTCTTCCTTGAGGTTTGAGATGAAGCTCTTGTAGAAGTCTGCTTCGTTTCTTGTTTTACCTTCTGGCTTTGGATCTTCTTGGGCTTTCATGCCACCAATCTTGTACATGCCGACTGCTGAAACCATTGTGCGAAGCTTATTCATTGGCTGAATGAGAATGTCAATCTCACCGTCTAACTTTAAGTTAACATTGGCTCCAGTGGCTTTCTTGGCTTCTTTCTTGATGAACTTAATAATGTCGGCCATTCTCTGCTCAATCTCTTTCTGGTATTTCTCTAGACCCATGTGGTGGATGCCACGAAGACCTTTAATGTTCTCTTCTGTGCTGTATTTAACAACTAGAAGGTCACCTTGGATCTTACATCCAAAGCCGTCCATAACACGGCTGTCGAGGACGGGATCGCCCTCTTCTCTGCGAAGACCGATCTTGATGGGATCGCCATTCTCGTCAGTTGCTCCGTCGTAGGAGTTTGCCATTGCTGCCGCAATACCTTGAATAATTTTGTGGACTTTATCTTCGTACATTAGTTTTTCTTCCATTCGCATCGCTGGCAGTGTCCGATCTTTTTTATCATAACTTTGTCGATGTTAGACATCTTAAAACTATGACAAACTGGGCATTTGTCAGCTTTTCTATCAATAAATAGTTTTGAGGTTATTAAAATACCATCGTGTTCACGAGTAGTTGAAGACCGCTCTTCTTTACTCGATCTTTCTTTAAGTTGTTCCAAGTATTCTTTTTCTTTTTCTTCGTCCCAATGGGTAGCAGGATTCTCAACAGCTTCCTTGCCCCATCGCTTTTCAATAGCTTGTTCTATTTTTGCTACTTGATTTAAATCTTTCTTCATTTACTCGCCTGTGCGGCGGCATCGAAGATGCCGAT